CTCTCTCCGTTGACAATACACAAGCGTATGGATAAGGTAACTACACGCACACCAACACAATCCACACGCAACACAAGATGACCATTAGCATTCCTTATACTCACACGCTTACAATCTTATCAACAAATTGTAATCAAACTATTCACAGCGTCACTATGACCCTCCCCCCGAGGAAATCTATTTTTCAACTTTTTCCGTGCTGGGTAATCTGCCACCGCCTACTGGCGGAACTTGCTTAACTTTTTTTGGAAGCAGTCATAAACGGTCATTACAATTTTTTCGGAAAAAAATAATTGGTTCTACAAAAAACTTTTAGAAAAAAAATAATTTTCAAAAACAAAATGGCGACACAAACGGAAATCGCAACGGCACTTGGGCTTACGAAGGGGCGAGTGTCGCAACTGGTGAAGGAGGGGATGCCTACCGACACGGTTGATGCGGCGAGGTCGTGGAGAGCGAGGAGGAAGGGCGAGATGGAAGCGGCTGGACACATCAGCCAGCCTGTGCGACCGCTGAACCTGTCTGATTTGGATAGCCTGTTGAGGGAAGTAGGCGGTGGGACTGGCGAGGGCGGGGAGCAGACGGAGATGGATACCCGCATCAAACAGCAGGTCGATTTGTGCGAAATGACCCGACAGGTTTTTATGCAAGCCTTGGAAGCGGGCGACCCAGCACAGGGGAAACTTTATGCGAACTATGACAGGGCGATTGCGACCCTACTCCGTTTAGAGAAGGAGAGGCAGGTGAGATTGGTGGAGGAGAGTCGGCTGATTGACGCTGGTGAGGCGGCGGCTCGGTTCGGCAAGATACTGGGTCAGTTGCGTTCCACGATTGAGCGAGCGGAACTGACGGTGGCTCCGAGGGCGAACCCCGACAATCCGCCGAAGGCGTTGAAGGCGTTTCGAGAGTTTCGTGATGACCTGTTCCGTAAGATTTCGGAATACAATGTGGAGGTGACGGATGGCTCGCCGAAGATTGGGGATGACGAGGTGGGTGCAGGAGAGGGCGAGGTAGAGCCTACCCTCGGTGATGCTGGGGCGTTGGTGAAGGGCGTGATGGGTGAGCCAGACGCTGACGGCGAGGCTGATGACCCGTATGCCCCCGACTATTCGGACGAGGAACTGGAAGGCGAGACGCAGGAGGACGGTAACAAGTGAGTTCGTCCCAGAAGCGTAGGGTCGCAGACCAGTTGGAAGCGAGGCTCCGCCGCATCTTCAAGCCAGACGACAGGGAGGATGTGGTCGATTGGCTGGTTCGGAATGTGAAGCAGATACCGTTCTCGCCGATGCCATCTGGGTTTCGAGTGCAGGATACGCCGTGGCTCATAGAGCCACTACGGGCGTGTGTTGACCCCGAGATTAGATTGTCGGTCATCATCGCCCCCATTCAGTCTGGCAAGTCCTTGATGGCGGAGTTGCTGTCGTGCTTTATCATCGCCCGTCAGCCCGCCCCAACGCTCTACCTCAACGATACAGACCATAATGCGTCCGACTGGATGCAGAGTAGGTTGCGGGTGCTATGGGACAATTGCCCACCCGTGAAAGCCAAACTCAATTCGCAGGAGCAAGGCAAGAAGGGCACGACAGTCCAGACGGACGAGATGACCTTCTGGTGTCTCGGGGCGTTCAACGAGAAGAACCTCCAACGCCGTTCCATCCGCTGGCTTGTGGCTGACGAGACTTGGCTCTATCCCAAGGGGCACTTGGCGGAAGCCTCCGCCCGTGTGACCTCGTTCGGCTGGCTTGGTAAGCGTATCCTTATGAGCCAAGGAGGCTACGCCGAGGACGAGACGGAGGAGATATGGCTTACTACGGACAGACGGCAATGGTCGTTCTCGTGTCCGCATTGCGGACATAGACAGCCTTGGACATTCGACCAGATACGGATACCCGAACACGCCAAGAACTATGAGGGCGACTACGACTACTCGGTAATTCGCACGGAGACGACATACGAGTGCGAGGGGTGCAAGCACCAGTTCCGAGACAGCCGAGCGTCCCGAGACGAGATGAACGCCAAGGGCTTCTACGCCCAGACCACACCGACCGCCTCACCCGAGAATGTCGGGTTCAGTTGGGAGTCCGTGTGTGCCCGCCCGTGGGGAGCCATCGCCGAGAAGTATCTCCGAGCCAAGACGATTGCAGACCTTACGGGGGATGTGAACCCCCTCCGCATCTTTATGCAGAAGGAGCGAGCCAAGTTTTGGTCGGACGAGCCAGATGCCTTTGACTCCCAGTTGTCGGTCGGTGACTACAAGCAGGGTGACGGCTGGGAGGACGAGGCTCTGATAGACCCTCTGACCCGCAGACTCCATACGGACAGGACAAAGACGAACCAGATACGGGCAAGGTTTATGACGGTCGATGTGCAGAGAACTGGCTTCTACTGTCTCATCCGTTCGTGGGCTATGGACGGCAGGAGCCGTCTCGTGAAATGGAAGTTTGTGCAGACTTGGGAGGATGTCGATGCTATGGCGAAAACGAACGATGTCATCCCAGCGTTCGTGTATGTGGACTGCGGTGACCAGTTCGATGATGTGATACGAAACTGCGGCATCCACAAATGGACTGCGTTGCGTGGTGACCAACGCTATGACTTCCCGTGGCGTATCACCACGGCACAGGGCGTGAAGAATGTATCCAAAGTTTACGCACCAGCGAGATTGGTCAATGCTGGCGGCGGTGTTGTGCGTGTGCATCACTTCTCCAATCTTGCATTGAAAGACCAACTCTCTCGCTTGCGTAGAACGGGCAAGCACACTTGTGCTTCTGATAGCGGACAAGAATACTTGGAGCAGATGGAGAGCGAAGTCCGTGCGATGAACACGAATGGAAAACCAGAATGGAAACGAATTGGTAAGCGAGCGAACCACTTGTGGGACTGTGAAGTGATGCAGTTCGTGCCGACATTGGCGTTTGGCTTGCTGAATGTAGCACCGAAAACGGTGGAAGAACCGAAAGCGGAGAGCGAAAAGCCAGCGTCAGATACATAAGTCGAAAAAAAGTTTGTTTCGTAAGTCATTGATACACAACGACTTGCGTATTTACCAAAAAATAGTTTACGAAACCGCTTGCATAGAGAAGCAAACCGTGTTCTACTTCTCTCATCGGTAAGCAACGACCGATTGTTCTTCAAAAGTCGAAAAGCGAACGCCCGACACGCAACGGGCAGGAGATTAAGGGAAGCGGGTAGCGGTAACGCTACTCACCAACTGAAACCACTTCCACTCCTCAAACCAATCGCTCTTTCGGAACATCTTTGACATTCAGTCTGACGGTAGAAAACAAACAACTACTGGGAGGGGGAAGATTTAAGCCCCCCACGGTCGGAGAGGACAACCGATGTCCGCCCCTCGCTTCAAGCGGGGCAAGCGGAACAGGAGCATCCCTGCCACCACCCAGTTCACTTTCAAACTATCGGGAGAGGTTGAGAAGCCTCGCAAGCATACGCATAAGCGTCCAGATGCCCAGACGGGCGGAGAGGCGTGGAGGTGCTACCCGATACCACTTTATGCGGTGTGCGAGACTGACCTCGCCTGTGCAACCCGACTGCGGTCGGGGGCTGGTAGCCAAACCAGTCACATCGCTCCACTTTACTTTCTACCGTCAGCCAAATCGCCTCCATCGAAATGGAGGACTCCGTTATCCTCGGAAGTAATCGAACATCACAGCGGGTGTTCTGGTGTCAAAGCCTCGTAAGGGCAGAGACAGTTATCCAGACATCCTTGCCGACCGCCCCGCAAGGGGAGAGCAGGATGTGAAAGAGTCGATACGGGCAAAGTGATGCAGACCAAAATTGTATGCTACAAAAACACGAGCCGCAGAGCGAGCCGAGGGAATACGGAAAGTGGCAATCCCCATCGAGGGAAAATCGGTCAAGTGCCGAGCAAATAAGTCCACGGGCGATGAGTCGGGTGCGAAACAAGGTTGAGCCTTGAAGCACCAGATGGCTGACGGTAGTCCACTTTGCAGGTCGGGGTCTGACCTTACCCCCGTAATCAACGGCTCGCCCTCACGGGCATAAAAAACGCTCCTGCATTCACTTTGTTGGCAAAAGAACTCGGCGGTGCGAGAAATCAGCCGTCCAGTCCCTCCTTGATACTGGCGTGAGACCTCTGACTACCAACAATTCACTTTCAATCCAGCGGGCAAGTAGCAAACGGAGGTCTGTGGGGAAACCCACGGGGGAGAGAAATCTCCTGCATCTCCACCACCAAATACTACCCGTAGTTATCGCCCCCAAGAACGACCCGATGCCCGCAAGGGACAGGGAAGGTGAATGAGGGGAGTCGCTGGTTGAAATGGTCTGGCTAACCTGCTGACGAGCAGTTGCCCCAGACCACCACTTTACGGACAAGGATTGGCTCACGGAGCCTCTGGGAAGCCCGATACCAACGGGACAGGGACTATCACCCCCTGTGGCTTAAAAGCCTCCCAGAAGCCACGGGAGACGGTCTGGCGACAGGCGTGGGGACTTGAACTCCACGGCTCTCACACGGAGCATCCGAGCGGAAACCGCAAGCCCTTTACGGGGTCACCGTGCTGGAACCACGGCGGGGGAAGCAAGGAAGTGTGTCTGTCGCCCCTTAATCTTTTTTGAAAATAGTGCTTGCATTAGCCAAACACTTGGCTACATTCCTCTTATCGCTCTTTGGTAATCGCTGGATACACCGCCGCCCGTAAGACCCGACTTCTTAAAGTCGGCAGGATACGACAGATGAACCAAACATCATCTTCGGAAAGACGCTCTGTAAGTCAGCAGTTGCCAAGAGCGACTTGGCAGTCAACTGAAACGCTCCCGCCCGAAAGGCGGTTCTTGCAAAGGCAAGCCACGGTAGCCCCAAGCACAGCCCTCACGGGTGGTAAGCGACAAAGGCGGACAAAGCCGAGGTAGAAACCAGATGCCGAACAGTTGACTGCCATCCATTTTTGCTCTTTGACTTTATGCAAGTTCGTAGAAACCCCGCTGGTTGCCAATGGCTATCACCCCGTGTCCAAAGCGGGGAAAGAGACGGCGGGAGATGAACGCATCGACTACGAACCCAAGACGCTCGTGCAGACAGGGCGGGTGGGAATACGGCGTAAGCCCCCATCTGCAAAGGCACGAGATAATCCTTTCGGTATTGTAGTTCAATGGCAGAACACCTGTTTTGTAAACAGGCGGTTGTCGGTTCAACTCCGTCCAATACCTCCATTTCGGGGCAATGACCCCGAGCGACCCGCTGGAACATAGCGGAGTAAGTCGTGTGGTTGGTTGCGTCCCTTGGGCTTCCGAACCCATCGGGCGTTTGAAGTATCCTGCGGTGACCTTCTGGCGAGTGCTTGGCTAACCACCAAGACGGGTTCTGGAAGTAGCAGAGGTGCGAATACCAAGTCTCCCTTCCGTGAGGTGGGGTGTAACAATCGGTGTTGCAGGGAAACCCTGCGACATCGCCAGAGAGGGGCGAGAATTGCAACTCGACCTGTGGTTCTCTCTGGTAACTCTTTGGCTTGGCTGACGAAAGGAGCGGGATGCGAAATCACCCGCCCGACATCGAGACGAGTCCCTCGGGACTAACTTGGGTTTATGGGGTCGTCCAGCAAGCCATCCTTTTTGGGAAGAAGTGTTACGGTAGCACAGAGGTCTCCAAATCCTCGGGCGTGGGTTCGACTCCCTCCTTCCCAGCCATCACCAGCCCGCACGGCAAGCCCGTGGCGGGCTTTGGGCGTTACGAACAACCCAAGACCGCACCCAAGGCTCAAAAGGCTTCTACGGGCGATTGACAAGGCGACCAAGGACGAGCAGAAACTACGGGAAACCACGCACCACAATGCCTACCGAAGAAGGGGATAAACGCACAGGCAGGTCAGCCAGCGATGTGCTTTCGGAGGAGAAGCGTATTGCGGAGTATCAAGAATTGAAGAAACTATTGGATACAAATACTGCGGCGTATTTGCTGGCTTTGGATGATGCAAAAAAAGCATACGACAACTCACCCGACAAGCCGACCGATGAGCAGTTGAAAAACCCAGAAGTCCTTAATCGCAGAGGGCTGGAAGCCGCATTTGACTACGAACGCAGACGAAACCTTGGTTATCCTCCAAAGAACGAGAAGGACGACCCTACATCTCGCCATAGTTTGCAGGCTATTGAGGAGACGCTGATGCTTGATAACGCCAACAACGGCGTTGAGTTTGCCGCATCTTACGATAAGAACGGGGAACTTATTGCCATCAATAAAGGAGAAAAAGCAAATGTCGCTACATACTCGACCCACAGTAGCCAGTTGGAGGGAGGAACTGTGACTCACTCACATCCTACCGATAACAATGACAGGTTGCTTGGTCATAGTTTTTCAAAGGGCGACATTGAGTTCTTTGGCACTTTTGACCTTGCGGAGATGAGGGCTGTCGCCCGTGAAGGGACTTATTCGATTAAGGGCAGGGCAACCCTGCCCCAAGGACTTCTTGAAAATATGAAGAAGTCCACGGACAAGGATACCAGAAGGCTTGCAGAAATCTACGAGAAAACCTCATCTGCATCAGAGAGACACTCAATCGCCTGTTCCGTTATGGCAAAAGAGGCGAGGGCGATTTCGGAGCATTTGCAAATGTATGGCGACCGCTCCTCTGACTACAAGGCTGGCGGGGACTGGTTCAACAGCCCAAAATATGGAACGATGCTGGCTATCGGACACGCAAGAATATGCCAGCGTTATGGGGTTCAATACGAGTTCAAAGCCCGTGAGGGGTTTGAGGCTATGGAAAAAGCAATCAAGACATCGATGCCAACAAGCCAAGACGGCTATTACGCCCTTCCTCCGTCAGCCAGAAGGGCTGACTTGACGATGGTTGCTGGCGGAGTCGTGAGGATGGCTGGCATACCAGATACGGTCAACCAGCCGATGCCAAATCCTTCCACAACCCTACCCCGTGGCTACACGAGAGACGGAGACCATATCCCAGTTCAGAAAGCCAAGCCGACCCCCGCACCCTCACCAGCCCCAACCACAAGCGGTGGCTCACCTCAAACCGTTACTGGCGGTGACGGGAAGCGTAAGCGTGTCCCAAAGCCAAAAGTTGAGACACCACCTCCCGCCCCCAAGCCGATAAAACCAACGGACATAAAGCCGAGGGCAAAGCCTCCCGTGACAATCAAGGACAAGCCGTCAGTTACGGTAGTAGGCGGTAAGCCGTTCGTAGTCCCAGTCATTGATTTCGGTGGCGGAAGCGGAAACAACTCTGGCTTCTCATCTGGCGGAGGTTCGTTCGTCACGGGCGGTGGCTTCAACTTCACAAGATAATACTTGACTTTGCAACCGCTTCACTACTCTCACACCCAAATGAAAAAAGAACAACCAAAACCAAAGCCAGACCTCTACAAAATCGGCATCATCGATGACGCATCCGAATGGGAGCGTATGAAGAAAATCGAGGAAGTCCGAAAGAGACAGAATGCTGGCGTTAAGCCGAAATACGGTATTCCGCCCCAAAAGAAGTAAGCCACGCCGATGCCCACGGAAGAAGGAGATAAGCGTAATGGTAAGACCGCTCGGGCATCCGATGTGCTTGCCCGTGAGGAAAAGGTCACAGACCTCAAAACAACTTTCAAATACCAGCACCAAGTCGATACCGCTGTCGCTATGGCGAAACAGGCTCATACGACCGATATGGAAGCCCAGAAGGATTTGAACAAGGCGGAACGCCGTGGCGTTGAGGCGGCATTCGATTATCTTGCTCGCCGTGATGCAGGGATGCCACCCAAGGACGAATACAACAGCAAGGACTCACGATACAGCCGTGAAAACATTGAGGACGGTCTCCTACACCGTGAGACGCACAATGGTCTGGAATATGGCATCACTTGGGACAAGAACGGCGAACTGATTTCAATTCAAAAGGGCGGAAAAGGAAGCGTGATGACATACAACCCACTTGATAAGAACGGAGTGCCCGTATCAAGAGACGGCATTATGACCCACACACACCCATCTGAAATCTGGGATACCGATAACAAGAAACTCGGACGGGATGGCGACATCTCGAAATACAATGACGCAGGAAGCCGCCTTCACGGACTGGCTTTCTCGGAGGGCGATGTCGGCAACCACGGAACCACCCAACGCCTCGAAACCAGAGCGGTAGGTCGTGAGGGCACATACATTATGCGTGGTAACAACGCCACATTGAGCGATAGCCAACTTGCGATGCTCCGCATCAAGGCTGGTGGTCTCGCCCAAGAATACGAACGAGGCGACAAGTGGGTCAAAAACAAGATTGCGATGAAGGTAGCCGCCAAGGAAATCGCCGCATCCAACAGGGATGTGATGAAGTATGGGTCTGCTGTTCTCGCTGGCGGATACCCTCCTACCAACGACAAGTTCTTCAATAGCCAGCATTGCCTTGCTCTGATGGCGGCTAACCAGAAAGCCATCCTCGCCAAGTATGGCATCCAGTTTGAGTTCAAACCCGCCAAGGGCTATGAGGCTGTCGGTCGTGCCGCCAACGGCGGAACCATTGATGCCGTCCGTGCCGAAACCAAGAACTTCAAGACTGGGACGCAGATTTATCGTGAGATAAGGCAGGAGCCTCCCAAGGGAGTCACACCGCTCAATTCAAGCGGCGACACAATCCCAGCAGGTAGGACTGCCAATGGGCTTGCTACGAGAGCGACTGGTGGTGACGGTCAGCCAAAGCGTAAGCCAGCGGCTCCCAAGCCACCCAAGGTTACAGACCCAGAACCGCCCAAGGAGCCGAAAGGAAAGGCTGGCGGAACTCCTCCAAAGACAGTCACCGTAAGCACACCGACTGGAAACTACACAGCCCCTACAACTGGTCTGTTCAGCGGTGGTCTTTCTGGTGGCGGAGGCTTCCTTACGGGAGGCGGATTTAATTTTGGAAGATAATGCTTGCATTATCAACCGCTTCCGTTCCAATACTATTTCAACTCAAATGAGCAAAAAGCCATCCAAGCCATCCCAAAAGGATAACGCCCGTGTAGAGCAAGAATACACCTTCACCAACGATGGTGCGGAGTGGAAGCAACTGTCCGAACTTGCAGACCGAGCGGATAAGAAGCGTGTCGTGAAGCCGAAATACGGCGTTCCTCCCAAGCGTAAGTGAGCATTGGCTCACCGTTGACATCAGCCAAGTGCTATGTCATCGCCCGATGGTATTCTCGTTGGTTTGCCCCGTGCCACGCTTGAAGCAATCCAAGCGAAAGCGGTATCCCTGCTTCTTGAAGGCAAGACCATTATGTCTTGGTCTGATGGTTCCACGAACACAAGCAAGCAGTTCACGATGCCGCCAGACCGCCTACTGCAAGAAGCGAACTACGCCTTGCAACGGCTGAACGGGAGAGTCAGAACACTCTACACAAACTACAACAGAACCGTTGACCGATGAGCGAAATCAAGAAGATGTCATTTGTCGGAAGGCTCCGACAATCAATCGGTCAAGCCTTTGCGAAACTGGCTTACCAAGGTTCATTTGAGTCCGCTCGACAGAGCGTAACGAGAACCCGTGTCGATGCTCCTCCTGCGGATGACTTCCGTAGGGAGATGACGGAAAGCACCCGCAAGGAACTTGTCCGTCTCTCACGCTACCTTGAAAAGAATAACGGTCTGTATCGCCAAATGTTCAAGGACACGGCGATTTACGCCATTGGTGACGGCATCACCCCGCAAGCCCTCGGCGGAGATTTCGAGTGGCAGAACATCGTTGAGGCTGAATGGGAGCAAGAATGCGAAAGCCCAGAAGTGTCTGGTAGGTTCTCGATGGTCGAATGCCAGCACATCATCTGCGAGGCTCTTGACCGAGACGGAGAAATCTTTGCCATCAAGTGCAAGCGTAACGGCATCCCGAAGTTCCAACTCATCGAGTGCCACCGAGTCGATACCCCTCCGACCCTTATGGGCAAGGAAGGCATTTATGACGGTATCCGCTACAACCGCTACGGTCAGCCAACCCAGTATTTCGTAAAGCAGTCTGACGGCAACTTCACAGCCGTCCCCGCATCCTCGATGATGCACATCTACGAGCCGTCTTACGCCTCGCAGTCTCGTGCTTATCCGCCTCATCAACACGCCATTTCCAACCTGCGTGACGAGATGGACTTGCTTGCGATGGAGAAAGTCGCCGCCAAGGACAACGCTCGCACATCACGCATCCTCAAAACCAATGATACTACCCCCGATGCTGGCGATGTTGGTCTTGGTCAGCCGAATGTCCCGAACTCCCAACTGAACACAGCGGAGTCGGTGAACCGAGTGCTTGGTGGCGTTACAGCCGTCCTGCAAACCAATGAGGATTTGACTCCTTACCAATCGGCTCGTCCGACCACGGCGTTTACTGGCTTTATCGAACATCTCCGCAGGGACTCGACTATGGGTTCTGTGCCATACGAGTTCACGGCTGACCCAACCAAGGCTGGCGGAGCCAGCGTAAGACTGGTCACAGCGAAGGCTTCACGCTATTTCTCGCAGAGACAGAACATCATTATCGGTCGTTTCTTGAAGCCATACTTCCAGTTCTGGCTCGGAACCAAGATTAACAAGGGCGACCTACCCTCTGCTCGCAACTGGTGGAAGTGCGAATGGGTGTGTCCGAAGAGCGTCTCCGTTGACGCTGGTCGTGACTCCGCCAACGAACGAGCCGACCTTACTATGGGTAGGACTCTCCCCTCTGACGACTTCCAATCCCGTGGTATGGGTTTCGAGAAGTCCATCCGCAAGAAGGCACGAGACTTGGCTTACATTGACCGCATCGCCGCAGAAACTGGCATTTCGGCAGACCGTCTCTGGAACCAGTATCCGAATATGCCTCCCCAGCAACCGCAGGGTGGAGCGGAAGGTCAGCCACCCGCTGGCGGTGAGGTTCCTCCCCAGCCGCAAGACGGCAACTCGCCGCTCAACAATAGCGACCCAGAACTTAACCCGCCAGATGTCTCTGGTGATGGCATCGACAATCCTGCGGTAGAGACAAATCTCGCCGTTGACAGCATCCCAAAACAAAATCAAGGGCTGTCACGCCGTGATGTCCCCCTCTAAAAATGAGCATTTTGCTGACCCTTCAATCGTCCCGCCCCAAGGCTATTGACCCCCTCCGAGTTGAAGCGTTCCTCTGGAACGCACAGCAGGTTCTTAATCAGCCAGAACTCGCTCACCTACTCTCGAAATACGCCGATAGCAACGATGCTATCAAGAAGGCTATGAAGCCTCTCGTGAAGAAGCGTAAGAAAGCCATCTACGCCGATGATGAAGGCGATGAAGATGATGATTTCGAGAAAATGAAGGCTTTTAAGCCTGTTTCAGTCCCTTATGTCGTTGATGGCGTAGGAGTCATTACCATCGATGGAGTCATCGGTAAGGGTATGTCCCCCCTTGAACGGATGCTCGGATGCGTGGACATTGATGAAGTTTCCCAGACTCTTGACCTCTGGGCTGACCGTGCCGATGTCCAAGAAGTCGTATTCAAGTTCGACTCTGGCGGTGGCACAACCACGGGCTTGCAGGAACTCGCCAAGAAAATCCGCACTTACAACAAGCCAACCATCGCTTGGGTCGAAACCCAATGCAATTCGGCGGCTTATTGGCTCGCCTCGCAATGCACACGCCTTGTCTGCACACCGTCCTCCGAACTCGGAGCCGTAGGCATTTACCTCACCATCTGCGATGAGTCCCAGAAGTTTGCCGATGAAGGCAAGACTGTCGTGGTCATAAAGAGCGGCGAATACAAGGCGGCTGGCGTGAGCGGCACGAGCCTTACGGACAACCAAAAGGCAAATCTCCAAGAGGAGTGCGTGGAACTGCACCGCCGTTTCATCGCCGACATCAAGGCTGTCCGCCTGTTCGCCAATGAGGCTGACCTCCAAGGTCAGACATTCTACGGGGACATCGCCGTCCAGAAGGGTCTGGCTACCGCCAATAAGGACTCTTTCAAGGAACTGATGGACGAAATCAAGGCGTTCAGAAACTCGGTCGCCACGACCGTTATGAACTCGGCTTATGCCGTAAGCCGTTGATAGTCGGTTGACATTCTCTCAAACCCAATAAAAACCACATCGTATTATGAGCAAGCCTGTTGAACATCGCCTCAAAGAAGCAGAAGCCGCCAAGGTCGCCCTTGAAGCGGATGTCGCCAAACTCGCCGCCGAGAACGACACCTACACCAAGCGTATGAAGGATATGGAAGATGCCATCGCCTCCGCTATGGAAAAGATGAAGGCTATGGAGGAAAAGATGGACACCTTCACCAAGATGAAGGAGCAACTGGACAACAAGATTGAGTCCACAGCCAAGTCCCTTGCCGACATCAACATCGTTGAAAAGAACGAGGAAGAAGAAGGCGAAGATGAAGAGGAAGATGATGGCGAAATGGAAGGCGAGCCGATGGCTGAAAACCAAATCGGTGGTATCAACCCGAAGGTTGTTACTGGTCAGCCCAATCCTACCAAGCAGAAGAAGGGTAAGAAAGCCAAGAAGGCTACTACCACTTCCGAGGACGAGTCTATCGGCAAGCCCGTGAACGACAAGTTTGAGAAGGAAAAGGAAATGGAACTCAAAGGTAAGACCAAGGCAGAGGAACTCCCTGCCACCGAGAAGGTCGCCGAAGAAGTCGCTCCTGCTCCTGTTGCTGAACAGGCTCCTGCTGTCGAAAAGGTTGCGGAAGAAGTCGCCCCTATCCCTGTCGCCGAAGAAGTGAAGCCCGAGGCTGTTGCCAAAGAAGTGGCTCCTGCTCCTGTCGCCAAGGAAGTCGCTCCTGCCATCGACATCAACGCCCTCGTTGAAGCCAAGGTCGCCGAAGTCGCCCAGAAGTTTGCTTCTACCCTCTCCAAGTTCTCCGAGATGGACTCTGAACTCGTCAAGACAAAGGAAGCCAAGAAGGTTGCTCTGGACTCTGTGGCTGACCTGCAAGCCAAGTATGAAGCCCTGCTCTCCAAGGTCTCTGGCATCCAATCGGAAGCCAAGACTGTGGAAGAAAAGGTCGCCAAGACCGTTGCTTCTCTGGGTGTCGAGCCTGTCTCCAACTCCCCTGCTGAAATCTCCGCCGAAGTCATCGAAAAGACCGCCGAGGAACTCCTCAAAGAATGGTCTGCGATGACCGATGCCAAGGCAAAGCGAGCCTTCTACTTGAAGCACCAAGCCACGCTGGTTGAGGCTACCTTCCCTTCCAAGAAGAAGTAATTTACCCAACCAACAAAAATACCAAATACCATTATGCAAAAGAAAGCAGACACAAACGCCTCGTTCACTCGTGGTTTCGGTAAGGCTGACTTCTATGTCGCTGGCGACCCCAACGCTAACGGTGGCAAGGGCATCCGCACCATCGTCACAGCGGCTGACGGCACGAAGATGAAGCGACAGGTCGGTGGTCGTATTCCCCGTGCTGTCGGTTCGACAATCGTCCGTGGTAATTCGCCCCTACCGGGTGGAAACATCATCCCGTAAGTTGACATTTATTAATCTCTGAACCCAGTTTCACTTAACCCCCAAATATAAAATACTACTATGTCAAATACCCTTTCTGGTATTAATCTGCAAGTGGTCGCACAGGACTCCCTTACGACCCTCCTCGCCGAGTTCCCGCTCATCCAGAAGTTCACTACGAACTTCTCTGGCGACATCGCCCAGCGTGGTGAGTCCGTCACTACTCGTATCGCTCGCACAGTTGAGGCTGGCGATGTCGGTGCGTCTGGTTACGAAGTCTCGGATGTCCAGTCGGATGCCAAGACCATCAACCTCAACAAGCACAAAGCCTTCACAATGGGCTTTGGTGACGGCGAAGTTGCGAAGGGTGGCTACGATGTCCTCCGCCGCACCTTTATGCGTCCTGCGGCTCACAGCATCGCCAAGGCTGTCCTCGCTGACATCTTTGGTCTCTGCACCGCCTCTAATTTCGACCAAGTTGGCACATCTGGTGTCGGCTACAACGGCACAGCCGCTGGTTTCGATGCTGATGCTGTCGCTGACCTGTCCCAGTTCCTCACCGACAAGGACAACCCGCAGGATGGTCGTATCGTCATCGTGAAGCCCGCCCTGTTCACCGCTCTGTCGAAGGATGTGGACATCAAGGCTCAATACGCCTCTGGCACGAACGCTCCCATCACGGAGAACCTCCTGCCTCGTATCCACGGCTTTGAAATCAACCAGTATTCTGCCTTCCCAGACGCTGGTGTTTCTAACCAGAAGGGTATCTTCTGCACTCCCGAGGCTCTCCTCATCGCCTCTCGTCTCCCTGCCACACCTACCAACTGGTATGGTAATGTCGCCACAGCGACTGACGAACAGTCTGGTCTCTCCATCCAAATCCGTGAATGGTATGATGGTGACGCTGGTCAGCAGAAGATTGCGATGACCATCCTCTACGGTGTGGCTGTCGGCAATCCGAAGGCTCTCGGTCGTATCATCGCCTCGTAAGCGATTACGAAAAGAGACTTGCAAGACCCCCAGAAATGGGGGTCTTTTGTTTATGGACATTGAACTGGACTATGCTGTTTACAAACGGCTCACGGCGTTAAGTAAGCCATCGCCCGAATTGGGGCGTAAGGTCTTTGAGCAAGATGGGCGTAGGGCTTCTATGTATGTGAACACGAATACGCACAAGACCGTTCCCGTAATCCAACTGCACACGATTGAGAGCATCGACAAAGGGGGTGGCAGACTGGCTCTGGAAGCAATCATCCGCATCGCAGATGAGGTCGGGTATCCCATCCGATTGGAAGCCATCCCATACGCCACACGGCTACACAAACAGCCTCGTCCAAAGGAAGAACTGGTGGCTTACTACAAGTCATTTGGCTTCAAGGAGGACGGGTGCTGGCTGATACGCCAACCGTTGACATCCACCAACTGCTGAAACCTTATTACTATGAACGCCCCGAAACTCTGGCTCCTCCAATGGACTGACACCAAAGGCAACCCGCAAGTCGCTGTCTTTGCCACCAAGGCTCTCGCTCTTGCTTACCTTGCTGACGAGTCTATCATCGCTAACACCCCTTACGACAAGGGCGTATTCCTCTATCGCCTTGGCGACCGTGCCGCCAAGCGTGAATGGACTGGAACTTGGGACTAATTTAACGCTTGCGTTCTGACATCACACGACAGACGATACCTACCTTATGGCTAATAAGTTCTCAATCGCACTCAAAGTAAAGAACAACGAAGTCGTTGAAAGCGTCATCGTTGCTCGTTCGGAAGCCGAAAAGGCTATCGCCGCATTCAAGGGCTGGCGTGACGAAGGTTTCGAGGCATACCTGTTCAACTCCCCCGAGGCGGACAAGCGTTGCAAGGAAGCCGTCAATACCGCTCCGACCATCGTTGAGCAGGTTGTTGCGGCGGTGACGAAGAAGAAGCAGAAGGCTTCCGTCCCGTCCATCGACATCGAGTAATCACAGCGTAGAAACGCTGGTGGACAGCAAACAAGGGGTGGCTTAATCGCCACCCTTTTTTGTTATGTCGCTTTGGGAAGAAATGGCTAATGATGGTGCGAGTATCCTTGCGGAACTCGGTCGCCCAGTCGTGTTTCGTGGGGTCACATACTCGGCGTTGCTCGACCAAAACCCGTTGGAGCAGATGATGCAGGATGGTGGTTTCGTGTATCGTGCTGGGTTCAAGGTTCGCCTACTCGTAGTGTCTGGCGATGCCCTCTACACAACGCCCCCGCACCAAGGCGAAATCTTCACCATCTTTGGACGGGAATATACCATCACGAGCATAACGAGTCGCCGTCCGAGTCCTTGGCTCGACTGTATGGTCATCTCCACAACGCAGTAAAGAGGAGGTAGGCAATGCCGTTCCCACTCGTTTCAGCATTCTTCAACTGGCTCCGCCGAGCCATCATCGAGGCTATTGAGTCTGGGGTAAAGAGTCTGCAACAGCAGATTACCAAGCAGATGAACCAGAGGGTCAACTTGGACTCTCGACCGCAGATGCCCGATACTCACTTTGAGTTGAAGGGTGTCGAGGAACTGATGATTGAGATGAAGGCGTTGCGTCTCGACATCGATGCCGTTGTCGAACCCATCACCCGTGCCCACACATCAGCCCTTTGCTACGACCTCATCAAAGCCTCGGAGCCGATTGGCAACGGAGGCGGTGGAACCGCCGATGCCCGTAAGGTAGGTGAGGAGAGACTGCGTAAGGAAATCTACCGCTTCTTCCGCCCAGTATCCGATTTGAAGTTCGGGCAACTTCTGATGGCAGAACAATGGGACGCTCTGGCTGACTACGACTGGACACCAACATCCCCATCTCTCCGTGAGGCGAAAGCCAAGGGGGACTACAAGGCTATGTGGGAGGTGTTCAACAGGACTGGCTGGAAGCGTGAGGAACTTGAAATCGTCAATGAGCCGACCGAAATCCTGCACCGTTCAGCCCGCAACTCCACAGGCTCCATCAAGACCAACCGCAAGGTGTATGTGAAGAACCAAGAGGCTATCTACAATTACTTCCTCAAAATGAAGAACGATGTCGGCAAGATGGCATCTGGCTGGTGGTCTATCGCCCAGAGGCTCGGGAAGCCGTCTGACGGCTACTTCAACACAGCCCACCACATCCGTAAGAACATCGGAACTGGCACTATCGTCAAGGTCAGCAAGCCGATGGAGGGGACTTCATACACGATTACGAATACCCTTGGCAACCATAACAACTTCCTCGTAGGTAGTGGCGGTCTCAACGCCGCCCTTGTAAAGCGTAAGCGTCTGTTCCAGAAAGACCTCATCGCCGCCTTGACCAAGGCAATCGACAAAGCCAACGCAAAGAACTCCAACAAAGCACCATAATGAGCCTCCGCCGTTCCATCGAATACCACTTCAAGGAGTGCCTCACTCCGTATCTCGCCACCGATTACCCGCAGTTCACGGTGGTTGAGTCGCTCCGCCAAGAGGAACGCCCTGTGCCGTGCGTCCTCATCGTGGCTGGACAGGCGGAACCAGCGTTCTCGTCAGACCTACCAGACTCGCAGATGAACTGGATTGTGTCCGTCAGCGTCCTCGTGATGTCGAGCGTGGACAAGGACACCGTGGACAATCACAGCGATGCCGCCATCGCCGTCTGGGAATGTATGCGACTGCGAGATAATCGTAAGCGTAGCCGTATCCTCGGACTCTACCTCTACGACATCGAGGATGGCTCACAAGGACAGGACAACGAGGGTAGGCAAATGGGAAGCGGTCTGAACTTCCGAGTCGTATGCAACTACGACCCCCGTGCCACTATCGCCCCTTGACCCCGTAGCGGGCTTCCAGAGCCTTCCAGTCGGCTTGGATAAGGTCGAGATACTCTGACTCCACCAAACGCCCCTCACGGGCTTCCTTGATGGCTTCTTGGAGCCTTTGCCCAGCCTCCACCAGTCTGGTCACGGAGGCATCAGCCTCCCGCTGGTCAACATAGTCGATGCACCCAGCACGGATGGTATGTCCCCACGCATACGAGCGTGTAGGGCTTCCGCCCAGCAGGGCGTTGAACTTCTTACGGCGTTTCAGTTCCGAGAGGATGAAGGAGATAGCCACGCCAGCCAGCACACACGCCAGACCGAACATAAACCAGATTATGCTAATGAGTTTGTCCATTTCCTCTTGGGTCGGTGTCATTGCAGGAAGGCGGAGATGTTGCCGTTGGCGAGTTCCTTGCCCGTCATATAGACCTTGGTGTAGGGTTCTGCCTCCGCCTCGTGCAGTTCACGGATGGTCAAGCCGACATCGCATTCGTCCGAGAAGCGGATGGAGAGTATCCGCCCGCTACACTCGTCACGGTGCGTGTAGAGTTCCCTGCGTTTCATAGAGACCTCCGCCACGAGGAAGTAGCGTCCGTGCATCACCAGCACCACGCCACAATGCTTGCCCCACCAGCCAGCCTGTTCGGCATTCAATACGGCTTCCGCCGAGCGTTCACTTATTGGCATCGGGTTGGGGCTTCCAGCGGTTGCGGTCGGGGTGGAACAGGTATTCCCATCGAGCCTTGGCATCGGTGAAGTATCGCTGGGTCGTGGCGAACTCCTTTGGGGTCTGGTTCTTCTTGCCAGCCACCAAATGACCTCCGCCGTGGGCGGGACGCTTCCATTTTCCTTTTTGGGTCATAGCCCTTTCAGTTTCTTGTTTTCCTCCGAGAGTCGGAGGCACTCGCCGAGCGACTTGATGTGTTGCTCGATGAGTTGAATGTTATCCTTTTTGAGACGCTCGTAGTCCTCATACTTCACATACTCACCCTTGTCGTTCGGCAAGGGTGGTTCGATGATGTAGATGGGGCTGTCCGTGCCCATATTGCCAATACACTTCTTGCTTGGTGCGTAGCGTTGCGGGCGGAGATATGGTGCAGGGATGAACGGAGGCTTGATGTTGGAATTGCTTTTCGGGATGTTCTTGTTGGTGGTCATAGATGTTTGAGAATGTAGAGTGCCCCGAAGAAGCCAGCAAGCCAAGCCAAAGGGAACGCAATCCTGTAAGCGAAACGGAAACGGCGGTCATACGCCGCATCTGCGTCCATCTGGTCATAGACGGACTTGTGGGTGAAGTCGATTGGGTTTCTCATCGTATTTCCTTTTCAAAAATCCAGTAAACAAGAACGCCCAAGGCGAGGAAGAAGATGATGAGCCAACCTGCCTGTTCTTCCGTGATGTCGTGACGGCGATGCCATTCGGCTTGGCACTCCTTACAGTTTCGGATGTGGACTATCCCGTAAGCGTGGTAGTCGTTGTTGCTATGGTCGCTCATTTGACGATAGTGGCTTCAAGCCATTCAGTAACGGCTCGCTCGTGGACGCAACGGAGTTCGTAAGGATAAAATGTCTTTCTACTTGTCTCGTTGATTGCGTGAACCAATTGTTCGCCAGCCTTGATGAGTCGAGTCTCTCTTGCTCGCATAGCGTTGTTCCAGTCAGCCATCTCTTGGAGGTCGAGTGTCTCTTGGGTTCGCATCTTGCGGACATAATCCAAGTCCGCTTGGAGGCGGGCAATTTCTTTCTTTGACCATTCGTCAGCAAAGAGAGAGCAATGCAGTCGCTCTCCGATAAGCATCTTATCGAGGACATCTTTGTCGGCTTTCAGTTTGTTGTATTCCTCCAAGGATACCCATTCTGTCTTATCTTTATCACCTCCGCATAGCCCCTTCCAAGTCACCGTCATACGCTTTGGCTCGCTCACGGCTTGAATGTGTTTCGGATTTCGTCCACCCAGCGGTGACAGGGATGCTCGCACTCGATGTCATCGGCGATACGGAGCATAGCGAACTTGGCTTTCTCATACTTCTGCCAGTAGTCCCTCGCTTGGTCGGCGTGGTCGAGGTAGTTGCGGATGAACTCCGTATGCTGGGAGCGGGTCATCGTAACCCGTTCTTCTGGTTCAGCCATCGGGCAGAGGGCGTTAGAAGCCCCCTCCGATGATGCGGTGAAACACCCGCTTGGACTTGTGGACGAGAGCGGTGGCTTTCTCGTGTTCGCCCTGTTCGGCGACATTCATAGCGACCTCCAACTCGTTCTTGAAGTAAGCCACGGCTTCCTGCTTGGCTTTCAGTTGGGCTTGGAGGTTCTCGATGCCGAGTTCCAATGCCTCACGGCTGGATACAGCCTCCTTGATTGCCGTGGCGTAGATACGCTGGGCGTTGGTCTCCTTGGGGAGAGCCTTGATGTGTCTGATTTCGGAGTTCGTCACGGGTGTGTTTGGGTTGGTTGTTGTTGGGTGGGTGGAGATTACTTGGTGATGGCGTTAGCCTTGTTCACGAGGGCGATGAAGGTGTCGTTGAGGTCATCGAGGCGTTCTTCCATACGCTCACGAGCCTTCTCGGAGATGCCCCGCTTGACGGCGAGGGCGAGGCTCTGTTCAAGAGCCTTGATGTGCTGGTTCGTCTGCATCATCTCGGAAGTGATGCGGTCGAGTTCGGCGTTGGTGTTGATGTTCATCGGGTATTTCATTGGGATGGAAGTTCAGTATGGAAGCGGTTGGGTTATTGTCAAGCGTTCAGTTATTAGCCGATAGCCACGAGGTTGTCGGCGTAGTTGAGCATCTGCTCATCAGACCACTTCTTGACCTCTGCGGGGTAGCCCAGAGCGAGCATCACTCGGCGGGCGTATTGACACCAGATGTTTTCGACATTCGTGCCACGGCTCCTGCTGACTTGAAGCATCAGCGAGAAGTAGTTGAAGTTGTTTTTCAGTCCGCCGAACTCGGCGGTGATGGCTTCTTGGGTCTGGGGGAGTTCTTTGCTCATTGTGTTTTATTTATTGGGTGGTCGTTGATTGGAACGAGGACATACAATCACAACTGGTTGCGTATTGCAAGAGCAAAAGTGAAATTATTTTGAGGGGGTAATTTCGGGCTATTTTCTGGGTATTGACAGGGCTTTCCCAAACGGTTCGCTATGGCTCTATGACCAAACCATACACGACATTCGGCAAAGAACACATCGAGCAGGGAGCCATCACCCAGATGGAAAATGTGATGTCCCTCGACCCCGTGGTGAAGGGAGCCTTGATGCCAGACGCTCACCAAGGATACGGGATGCCCATCGGTGGCGTGTGTGCCGTTGATAACGCCGTCATCCCTTACGCCGTGGGCGTGGACATCGGATGCCGTATGCACCTCTCCGTCATCGGACTCAACGGCAACGACTCATTCTCCAACGAGGAGTTCCGACAGAAGTTGCGTGGCTCGCTCCTCGCTTGCACATACTTTGGCGGGACATCGCTCCCAAACCACAAGAAGGTCAGCCACCCCATCTTTGACGACCCTCGCTGGAATAAGTTGGAGAAGCACGGTATCAAGATGTTCGATGGCTCATCGGTCAAAGACCGAGCCATTCTCCAACTGGGCACATCTGGTGCGGGCAACCATTTCGTAGAGTGGGGCACATACGACCAGCCTGTCGATTGGGACTACCCGAACGAACTCGCATTGCTCTCGCACAGCGGGTCACGCTCCTTGGGCTTCACGGTGGCTAACTACTTCACCAAGTTGGCGGCTACCATCAATCCCTTGCCCGAGCCTCTGAACGAACTGTCGTGGCTCTCTATGGACACGGAGGAGGGACGGGACTACTGGGACTTGATGAACCTGTGCGGAGAATACTCCGCCCTCAACCACGAGGTCATCCACCACAATGTCCGTATGGGTCTCGGCTCTGACGCTTGGATGTCCAAGCCCATCCGAGTCATCTCCAACCACCACAACTTTGCTTGGCTGGAAGAAGTCGATGGCAGGATGCTGTATGTCCACCGCAAGGGGGCTACCCCTGCGGGTCTCCACAAGACGGGTATCATCCCATCCTCGATGGCTACCAAGGCTTACATCGTGACTGGGAACGGTAACCCAGACTCCATCAATTCAGCCAGCCACGGGTCTGGGCGGGCTATGTCCCGCTCCAAGGCTATCAAGACCATCAAGCAGGAGGACATCAACAAGATGCTCCGAGACAACAAGGTCGAGTGCCTCGGGGGAGGCGTGGATGAGTCGCCACAGGCTTACAAGGACATCAATCTGGTAATGGATGCCCAGCAGGACTTGGTTACCGTCTGTGCCTCTTTCCAGCCCCGTATCGTCCGTATGGCTGGGCGGATGGAGACAGATAGTTTTGAAGGTGCTTGACATTCGTTCACACTTGTGAAACATTATCCCCACACGACTATGAAACACGACTCCGTATCCGCCCGCCTCGCCCTCAAAGCAGGTTTCCTCACTACCCTCGCCGAGCGAGCCATTGAACTCGCAGAAGCCATCGACTCCCTCGCCTCCGCCCACGAATGGGTTGAGGACTTGAAGGAAGAAATCGAGGACGCTCTGGCTGACACCGAGAACTTCACCGCCGAGGAAGTGGAAGCCCTCCGTTCCGACCTCGCCAAGAAGGAAGCCCGTCTGGCTGACAAGCGTAAGCAGGTTGACCTGCTGGAAGCCCGCCTCCGCAACTTCAAGGACGATGTGACCTGCCTCGGCGAAACCCTCTAACCCACCCAACACCCACACACGACTATGGACAACAACGAACCCAACTCCCACGCCCAATACAAGGAGCAGATGGCTCACTACAAGAGCCTCGCTGGCTCCCTGCACAAGCAGGGCTACGACACCGCCCTCGCTCCCGTGAAGAACGGATGGCTCTTGGAGGTCACCAACCCGAATGGCAAGATGGTCACCATCCACCCTCGGGACATCCTTGAAGCCACCCGCATCCTGTTTGCGATTGAGGGTATCCTCCAAGCCCGCTGACCGTTGACACCCCCGCAAGGGGGTATGTTGCTCGGGGTAGCCATCTCCCGCCGTCTGGAAGCCGCCGCCAAGTTCGTCTGGGCGGTGTCAGACCTGTGCGGTGAATACGCCCCGCTGGAAGGCTTGCAGAAGCCTTTGGACAAGACTGCCGAGTGGTTAGCCACCCTCGCACATAAACTGGCTTCCAAGACGATTTCCAAGCGTATGCGTAAGCATTAGCGGTTGGTTGACACCCCCGCACTTACACTATGATTTCGTTTCTTATCGGTCTCGTTCTGGGCGTAGTGGCAGGGGCACTTGTGTTCCGCAACAATGCCAAGAAGGGCGAGGCTCTGGTTCAGAAGGTCGAACAAGAAGCCAAGGACGCTCTCGCCAAGGCTAAAACCAAGTAATCAACCCCTTAAATACCTCCCCCGATGGCAAATCCTCCTTCACCCATTGACCCTCCAACATCCGATGTGGTCACACACGGAACAATCCTGTCCTACGGCTTGGAGGACATCACGGTTACTGGCGTTCTCGTTGACTCTTACAAGCGTGACGCAAAGTTCGCAAATGTTGATGAAATCACCAACCAAGTCGGTGTTGTGACTGGTCTGCGTATGAGCGACTACCGAGTGGACATCAGCGTGTCTGGTCGAGTCCTCGCCACAGCCGCTCCTTCCGTCAAGATTGGTGCGACATTCTCTTGCAATGGCGATGTGGGCGTTATCACGGATGTCGGCGTTTCTGGTGAAGCCAAGGGTTTCGCCAAAATCGACATCAAAGCGGTCGCCTACGCCAATGTGTCTGGTCTGACTGCCTCGTAAGCAGTTGGACGGACTTGACCTCGTAGTCCACGGAGGCTAAAAACCTGCCGTGGACGAACGATTTTTGACCCCTTTCCTGTTGCCTCCCGAATGGGAGGTTTCGGGCATAAAACTCAAACCATTCTGTTTGAGGCATTTGATGACTCTACAAGTCATCAGACACCCGATGATTGTGAATGACCCGAACATCGACATCGAGGATGTGATTATTGCGATGCGGGTATGCTCTGGGAACAACGGTATCGAGGCTCTGGCGAAACCTCCGACTTGGAGGGAAAAGTGGCTACACGCCAAGATGGCGTGGAATACAGACCTCCTTGCAAGCACGGTTCTTGGCTTCAAGGAATACATCGAGGCGTATTCGACCCAGCCGAAAGTCTGGAAAAAGGACGATGAGGAGAAGAAAATCGAAATGCGTAAGCAGAAGATACCAGACCAACTTCTCCTTGCCGCCCTACTTATCAAGAATACGACTCTCACCGAAGAGGAAGTCTGGACGATGCCGATTGGGAAAGCGTCTTGGTATGTGACGGCTCTGGCTTACCTTGAAGGAGCGGACATTGATACGATTTCCACGGAGGATGAGAAAAAGATGGAGCGTGAAGTGTCGGAACTTGCGAAGTTCCAAGCGGCGGAGTTGGCAAAAATCAAGGAGCAACAAGGTCGCCCTCGCCGATGAACCCAATTACAATCCTACTCCGTGCCGTCCAGCACTCATCCGTTTCGGCGGTGTTTGCTCGGGCTGGGGGCTACATTCAGAACTTCCGCTCGCAGATTAACTCGTCCTTGATGTCCACCATCTCGGCGGCGGCGATGGCACAGAAGGCGATTGGGATGGTCACAAGCACGATGTCGCAGGTGACTGCGGAAGCCAAGAAGTTCCAACAGCAGGGGGCGAGGCTCGGCATCGAGCCAGCCAAGGTCGCAGAACTGAACAAACTGTCCGAGGAAACGGGGGCATCTACCCGTTCTATCTTCAAGGGCTTCAACCAGATTAAGGGTATCGCCGCAGAGGCTCTGGCAGACCCTACCTCCGAGGCGGCACAGACGATGAAGCAACTCGGCATTACTACCGAGGACTTGAAGAACGGTCTTAATGACCCGACTGCCTTGTTTGGTAAAATCTCCGACAGCCTCAACGAAATCGGTGACGATGGGCAAAAAATGGAGGCTATGACAGCCATCTTCAAGGCAAACGGAGCGATGCTGGCTGGCGTTATCGATGCTGGCTCCGAAGGGCAAAAGAAACTGATGCAGGGCAATTCAGTCCAGACCAGTCTTATGATTGGTCAGAACGCCGCAATGAAAGATGCGTGGGAGAAGTTCTGGGACGCTATAAGCGTAGGCTTTGCAAGCCTTGGCGTTGTCCTCAACCCAATCGTCCAGATTTTGAAGATACTTCTCAATGTCATCTCGATGGTCGTCAAGGTCATCGGCGGCGGTGCATTTGCCGCCTTTGAGGCAATCCTCGGAGGTATCCTTTGGCTTGTTGGGGCACAAGTTGAGGCTTGGGGCAGACTCAACAAGGCAGTTGGAGGATTTATCAAGCATATTCCAGGGTTAGGCAAGGCTGGCGAGTCAATGGAGGAAGTCGGCGATGGGGCTATCGAATGGGGTAAGAACATCCAAGCGGGTGGCGAGGCTATGTTCAAGGAGGCTGGCAAGACGCTCAAAGCAACAGGTCGTGGCATCAAGGAAGATGCGATGGATGTCGTTGATGGCTTCAAGGACATTGGGGCTGGCTACGGTTCTGGCGATAAAGGTGGTCGTTCAGAAGGACGAACATACACAAAGCCAAAGACCAAGGCTGAACTTGATAAGTCAGAGGAGTTGAGAAAGAAGCGTCAAGAAGCCCAAGATGACTTGAAGCGTGAGGGCGAAATTGAGGATGCGAATGCCCGTAAGAAGGCTGATGCCCAAGCCGCCGTTCTTTCTGCCGAACAGGAACTTCAAAAGTTGAAGGATGATGCCGTCAAGAAAGCCACCGCTGGTGGCAAGACTTTGAGCGACATTGAGCGTGAGCAACTGATGCTGGCTACGGAGGCTTCTGATGCCTACATCGAGGCGGATACAAAGCGTCTCCAAGCCAAGAAAGGACTCCTCGCTGTCGAGCGTGAGATAGCCAATGAAGCCAAGAAGAAGGCTGACGAACTCGCCAAGAAGGAAAAGACTGCGGCTGAAACTCTTGCCAAGGAAAAATCCAAGACATTCAGCGTGTTCGCTGATGTGGCTGACAAAATCCGTGAGCGTCAGATGAAAGCGGAGGGTAAGTCCGATGCCCAAATCAAAGCCGCCAAGTTCAAAGACCAATACGACCTCTACGAACGCCAGAAGAAGGAATACGCCGCATTCGTTGAAAGCGTAGGCGGTCAAGAGGAAGCCGACAAGACACCACTCGGTCAGCAACTCCGAGCAGAACTCGGGAAGAGTATGGGCAACATCCTCGCCTCCGAGTCCGATATGAACCAAGCCGCTATGGGAGCCAAGGTCGTCAAGGCTGATGCTATGGCGAAGATTGGTGGTGGCGGTGCGGTAGCCGCCTCAAACGCTGGTGGCATTCTTGCCCTTACAAAAGACCAGTTGTCCGAACTCAAAATCATCCGTGAGGGCATCCAGAAGATGGTGGAACGCCAGCGTGGCGGTCTCTCATCGTTCGATACTCTCCGAGACAAGGGACTTACTGGCGACACAGCCGCCGCCTCTCTGGCAAGCGACAACCAACCATAATTACTATGACAGCACCCAACATCAATTCGAGACCAGTCACAAGTGGGGTTGTTACACGGGGCAATGTCCCGAACAAGACACCGCAATCCGATTGGTCTATTTCCAATGACGGTCGTGGCGTTTTGGAGTCGAGCGTCCGTTTCTACTTTGAAAATAAGCCGAACACAATTCCGTCTGGCTTGCCAAGAAAGGGCGATGCCCATCCTGCGGATGGTCGCCTCAAATGCTACAAGATAGCGTTCAACCAAGGTAAGAACGAGTTTGGCTACTGCCAAGCCGACTACATCGGTCTCGAAAGCGGAAGCCAGTCCGCTGGCGAATGGGAGGTCACATCGTCCACATCAGAGACGAGCATCATCTTCCACCCAGATTTCGAGGAACTGGCTATCGAGGAGAAGGGGACGGCTGGTGATGGCGAAGGAGCAGGAACTCCTACCGTCTGGAAGAACTATGTAAAGACGGACGACAAGAATGAGTTTGAAGCCTTCACCATCGATGCCCCAGACGACCTTGCTGGCATCGAGTCGTATCTCACCCCGCAGACAGTTTGCCGTGTCACATTCAGCACCAGCAATGGTTCTGTCGTAGGTGGCGTTATGGGCGGTCTTGGTAAGACAAGAAGCACTCCATACGGATGCTCAACTGTCCCCGCTGGCGGGGCTATTGGCGGCGGCGGAAACTGGCTCCTCACGAACGCCTCCTGCAACGAATACGGCAACATCTACCGTGTTCAGACCGAATGGACGCTCTCGACCCGAGGAAAGCCTTGGAACCCGAAAATCTATAAGGAGTTCGGAGCATAATGCCCAACAACTACCCAGACTTCAAGGGACGCATCCCGACAGGGACTGGCTTGCCCAATGTGGGTGGCGGAGGAGAGTTGAAGCCAAGCCACATCAGCGGATTGGCTACTGGCATCGACAGGGCGACCATCCGTTCTGGCAAGGGATACAAGGTATCATCCCAGTCATCGGGAGGCACTACGCTGGACATACGCCAGCCAGACAACCTGTTCCCGTGGGCTTGCACACCACACCGTGGTGGCATCTATGTGACCATCGGAAACTGCTGGGGACGGGGTGTCGCAAGTCGCCGCAAGAACTCTTGGAAATACAAAACAAAACTCTACCCAGACTCGGCTACGCTGATGTCTGCCCGCCCCGTTTTCATCGACATCGAGGGCAACGATTTCACAAGCACAGAGTTCATCAACGACCTTGACCCGCTCGTCCTCGTCAAGAAAGAGGGCTACTACTACATCGAGTGGAGCGAATACAAGGGGGAGACTGGCACATCAGAACTCACACAGCCGTATGTAGGCACGATGCAGTTCGTAATGAAGTTTTCAGATGTCGCACCGCAGACTGGCGACAACTGGTATATCCTCTGCCATATCGATGAAAAAGGGCAAGTTTTTCAAGGCGTTCAGAGCGACATCTTTGCCGATGGCGGGGGTGAGTCACACGCTTGGAAAATTAAGATTGTCCGACAGGACAATGCCGACTGGGTGTGCGTTGATTATGGTGAAATCAACAACTTCCCAGCGACCTACGCTGACGGAACCGACCTTGGAGATGATGTGAATGGCGGGGTCGAAGTCGGTGCTGGAACTTACAATGTCTATTTGGAAGTTTCTGGTGACAACGAGGAGTTCCCGACCGATGCGGTCGTTGTCGTGTCAAACGGTGATGTTCCGACCTCTAACGACTCTACTGCGTATGTGAACCTTGGTCGTGTGAAGGGCGAACGGAAGGGTAGCGGTCAGTCAGCCACCGTCCAATACACCATCACGCAACTCGTCCAGAACTCGCTCTGGGGCGAGCGTTTCAAGCCTTCCAGCAACAAGCCAGCCGTCTATTGGTTCACAGGACTCTAATGGCTGAAAGCAACTTCATTCAATCAAACGGCATCCCACTCCGCATAGCGGCGTGTAACTGTCTGCTTGGTCAGACACGGGATATGGCGGATTTCGTTGAGGCTGACGAGGAGTTCACCAACTGGGAAGGCATAGTAGGAGCCAGCCTCCGTGACCCAAGCCACATCGTCATCGGCGTGAAGTATGTCGATAGCCGAGATGGAACTCCGAATGATGGGTTCAATGATAACGCAAATGCCCTCTGCACCATCCTGCAACCGTTCCAGAACTACCCAGCATCCATACCTGTCGGCTCAAAACCAGACAACCTCGTAGTCAAAGCACGGGGCAAAATCCAATGGAAGAATGGCTCACCCATCTTCCCAGCCATCAAGATTTCGCTCCGCCCATACAAGTGCTACCTCGACTATGTTTACCAAGGAAACTTCAACAAGTCTGGTCAAGGTGAGGTAGGCTACGAAACCAAGGAAGAACAGGCAGGTGGTTCACCCGCCGATGACCTCTGGGATACTTGGATGTTTGAGGGCGATGTTCCGCCCAATTTCTTTGTCGATAACGACAATCACTACGCCACAATCGCCAACAACGGAAGAAGGGCAGAGCGTATGTTCAACGAGCGTGGCAAAATGCTCACGCTGAACGAGACGCACTACTTCAAGAACGCAGACCGTCCTGCGGACGAGCAGACTCCTTGGGAGGCAGTTCCAGACTATTGCCCAAACCCTACCCTGTATCCCCGTGCCGATACTGGTGAGCCATACAACTTCAAGCGTAACGAGTCTTACGATTTCCGATACCGCTTCCCATCTTGGTGGTTTGAACAAAGCAAAAATGTTGTCATTTATTCGGAGGGGTCTCCGATTGAATTGCCAGCCATCTCATTTGATGGATTTGAGCAATTCCCACAAGTCGATGCACAACCTTGGCAAATCACACCAGTAGATACAGCCAATGTAGGCATTCACGACAACCCGTTCTTTGACCCGAAGTCATCGAACTTCAATGTCCAAGGCATCGCCCCAGTCATCAAGGGCTTCTACATCGATGGAGACATCCCAGAGGCTGGCGGCTGGAAGGCTCTTGCCCAATCCACATCCGTAAAGTCATACAAATACATCAGAAAACGCTACTCGTTTTCTTTCAGCGTAGAAAAGGGCATTCAAGATACTATTGTCATTCCAGACAATACGGTCGGGGCACAAGGCGTTTTTGAGGTTCCCAATGCGAGCGGTTTCTACCTCCAAAGATACCAACTTTCATACACAGTCCCATTGATGGAGAGTCTGCGGAACAACAAGCAGACATTCGATTGCGAATGCTGGTGGCGTATGGAGATTTCGGCTCCGCTCGCAGAGTGGAACTGGGACGATGACAATGAGACTGGCACTACCATCTCTGGATGGATTATCTTGAAGAAGAAGGTCTGCGATACGACAAAAACTTATTCTGGCTTTGCTTGGGTTGGCGGAGGCGTTTCCGCTTACTGGTGGGGTTTTTGGGGATGGTGGAACAACTGGTATTATGGCTATGGCGGCTCATTCCCAATCTCGGCTGGTTCAAGGTTCATATTTTCTGATGAGTTGGGAGACCTACCCGCTGGCGAAATCCCTTGGTCGGTTACCGTGAACCGCAAGACGGCAAAGATGAAGGATGATGGGAAGGATGTATTCGTTCCGTTCTTTGACTTCCCAATCGGAGGTGAAATCTGGGTTTCTGATGGTCAAGGGGGTCTGGTCAGCATCAGATGTGGTGACCCGATTGAAAACGGTATGTCTTACATCTCGGATTTCGTTGTCACGAGCATCAGCCTACCTTAATTGACATTACTCAAAAACTATGCCGAACCCAGCACTAACCCTCTTTGTCAATTCTGACAAGAACCTGCTCCTCCAAGGATGGCAGTCAAACACCCAAGCCGTAGCCCCCATCTTGAAGCAGGGCGATACGATTGGAATTGAACTGCATTGGGTTAAGGACTCGCAGACAAATACCTCAACGATGGTGGAGGTCGGGTTCTCTCCGTCAGCCACGATTTCGCTGGCTATCGGGGTGGTTGAGAAGTCTCCTACATACGGGACATTCACGCTGACATTTGGTTCTGGTGAGACTACTCCGCTCCAATACAACGCCTCGGCTACGGAGGTCGAAACCGCCCTCAACGCCCTTTCTACCATCACAGCCGTTGGCGGCGTTACCGTGTCCCTGCAAGGCGGCTCATACCGCATCTTCTTCAATGAGGCTGGCGTATTGAGCAATACCATCTCGTTCAAGGAGAACGACCTGTTCCCGACATCGAGCATCGGCATCATCGAGGCTCGTGCTGGCTCGGCTTCCGCCAGAGCCATTTTCCAAGTCCGCATCAAGCAGTCGCCTGTGGCTTACACGGAGACCTTCACGAACCAAGAGCCTTCCGAGGTTTCGGTTTCCGTCATTAACACCCCGCAGTTCACGGGGGACAACAAGACTTGGAGAGTATCGCTGTCTCGCCAGCCACTCGGAGGCACATTCGCACTCCAATTCGCATACACGCCAGTAGGCACTATTACCACAGAGGCTATCTCTGTTGATGCGACCGCACAGACCATCGCATCCATTTTGGACTTCTACCTCCAAACCGCCGATAAAGGCGAGTTTACGGTCGAAAAGACGGGTTCATACTCGTGGGACATCAGCACATCGCTGACATCCGTCTCAAATCTCACCGCAATCGGAAGTGGTATTAAGTCATTTTCGTCCAAGTATTGCGAACTTTCACTCAATAATGTCGAAGTAGAGAACCTACTCGGAGGGGCGGCATCCGTTGATGCTGTCCTTGAAATCGAGACCGTCCAGTCTGGGGTCAGAACGACCCTTGTCCAAACTCCTGTCGTAATCGTAAACGACCTCATTGACGAGGCTGACTACACCATCGTGTCTCGCTCCGAGGTTATGCCCATCGACTCGGTAATCCGCTACGACACGAGCCAAGCCCTTTCGGATGCCCAGAAACTCCAAGCACGAAACAACATCGGAGCCGTAGGCGGTAGCACCGATGTGGCTGGTCTTGCCACGCAGGTCGCTGGCATCGACAACAGGGTCTCTGGTCTTGAAGCCACGGCTCTTACCGTAAACCAAAGAGCGGCTATCACGGGGGCTACCGCCCCGTCTGCCACCAACCTGTTCGCCACAGAGGCTTCTGTTGCCTCCCAGTTGGGCGGCTACGCCCCTTTGAGCCACACGCAAGCCATCTCCTCCATTACGGGTCTTTCAGCGGCTCTGGCGGGCAAGGCAAACACGGTTCATACCCACGCTACGGCTGATGTCATCGGGCTGGACGATACCATCAATACGATAACCACATCGCTCGCCGCCAAGGCAAACTCGTCCCATACCCATACCATCTCACAGGTGGATGGGCTTACGGCAGAATTGAACTCAAAACTGACCATTTCTGACTTCAATACGAATACGGCTAATTTCGTAACTACGACCCAGTTCGACTCGGGTCTCGCCCAGAAGGCGAATACCGTCCACCAGCACAACATCTCCGATGTAATATATCTGCAAAGCAGTCTATCATCGCTGGATAGCCGTATCACGAACATCGAGACGAACTCTGGGAATGCCCTGTCGTCAGACCAGTATGCGTCCATACTGTATTCGGAAACGCCGTCCTCAACGAACCCGATGATTACGACATCGGCACTCCTTTCATACAAGACCTACACGCTTGACAATGCGTATGTCCGTCCGAACCCATCGGCTTCATACATTCCGAACTCGGTGAGCGGCAACCTTACGGGTGTCCGTTATGACCACGAGGTAATCATCGTTGTAAATGGCAATACTTGGGCAATTCCAGCCAGAAACTACCCGTAAGGCTGGCTGACATCACGACATAACAAATGAATAAGTCCTCGGTTACCCTCTGGGTCGATACGGATACCAACAACCTGCTGACTGGGTTCAATACGAACGCCGTTGCGAACGCACCTACCTTCAAGCAGGGGGATAACTTTGAACTGGATGTCCACTTCTTGAAGCGAACGGCGAACTCGTCCATCGAGTTGCCCACCGCTGGAAGTTCATACAAACTGGCTATCGGGAACCCAGACTCGCTACCGACATCTGGAACTTGGATTTTGGCATACGGCTCATCGCAGGTCGAGTTCGACTACAATGAGACAGCCGCCTCGGTCGAGTCTGCCCTCAACCTCATCCCAGAAATCATCACGGATGGAGGGGTGACGGTCGCTCTTGTGAACGGCGGGACGACATACCGAGTCACATTCAACAATAAGGTAGGACTCTCGTCAATTTTCACAACGGATGCGTCAAACCTCATCCCGTCCTCATATGCGTCAGTAAGCCAAATCAAGACTGGCTCGGCGACCACACGAGGCGTTTGGCACATCAAGTTGAAGCAAATCCCTGTGGCTTACCAATCCACTTGGACATCCTCTACCGCCCCAGTCCTCACGGTCACAGCCCTCGACAGCAACACGAGCCGAGTCGAGATTACGCCAGCCCCGAAGGACGGCACATTCGCCGTCAGCGGGACATATACAGGTGGTAGCGGAGGTTCTTGGAAGTCCAAGCCAATCTCCGTTTTCGCAACGGAGCAGGAGGTCATCAATGCCATCGGGCTTCCAGCCAACTCTGTCTTGGTGTCCAAGTCTGGACTCTACTCTTGGGACATCACCATCCTGCCGTTCACGACCAACTCGGTAGCATACAATTACATCACGGATGACGGTGATGCCTCTGGCATCATCGGATACGACTACATCACGGGGGCTATCTCGCTGAACAACTACGAGGTTTCAGCCCTACTTGGCGGAGCATCGTATGTCGATACAGTCCTCGAAATCGAAGTCACGACTGGCTCGACCGTCTCGACTGTTCTGCAAACCACTTGCCGAATTGTAGCCGAAGTCATCGGACAGGGGACTTATTCCCCAATTCCGTTCGATAACCCCATCTCACAGGCTGACCTCAATTCCACGCTTCTGAACTATGTGACGAAGGATGGCGGAACGATGAATGCCAATGCCGTCCTTGACTTCTACAACGGTGTCTCCGACTCCGAGGTAGGAGGTTGGGGCTTTGGTGTAGAGTCGGCTGGCGGAGTGAATGTCACGCTCGTAACCCACGATGTCGTCTCTGTCCAAGATGGCTCTGGTATGACCAAGATGGAGGCTACTGGCGTTACCTTCCCAGATGGCTCAAAACAGACGACAGCCAGCGTCACAGTTGATGTTTCTGGACTCGTGTCAAAGACTACCACATCCGAGCAGACTATGCAGGGTAGTCTTTCGATTGTAGGGTCTGGAAACTACTTCAAGTCATCATATGCTTTTGTGAACAATGGGTTTTCACAAGGCATTTTGGGGCATAGCGGTGCATCGTTTATCTTTTCAAATCTTAATGCCGCCGACTGGGCATCAAGAAGGCAGGAGACTGGAAGCATTGATTATCAAGGCGTTACCATCTCAAAGACCCACGGACTAAATCCTCCATATCCGAGCGGAATTGACGACAGGACAATTTCAATCAGACACAGCAATGGTGGTATTGGTGATGATGTTCCGTTTTTCACCATCAACCATCGTAAGCAGACTGGCGTAGATACGAACTATCCGTATGACCCAATCATCGAGGAGAAGGAAATCTCCATCCGTCCGACAGGCATCACATTCGCCGATGCAAGCGTCCAGACGACCGCTGGCTATCCGCTCAACTCAAACCCTGCTGGATACCTCACAATCGGTTCAAACGGAACTGTCCCGTCTGGTGGTCTCGCAGGGGAAGTTCTCGCCAAGGCGAGTAACTCAAACTACTCGTTTACTTGGGTCAGCCTCTCTGGATACGCCCTGCTGTCTGGCGGGACATTCACGGGGAAGGTCAATTTCACGCCGTCAGCCACGACAGCGAGCATCAACATCGGCTCACAGTCGTCAGCCCCGACAACTACCGTAGCGGGTGATGTATGGATTGATAATGCTCTACGCTTCAAGACATTTGGCGGAGGTTTGAATGTCGCCGCTACGACAAACTTCACCAACACATTCTCCGCACCGCAGATTGTCAGCGTCAGCAACACAAGTGCCGCCCTCCGTGTCACCCAGAATGGAACTGGCAATGCCATCGAAATCGAGGACTCTGCGAACCCAGACTCGACCCGATTTGTCATTGACCAGTATGGCAAGGTTGGGGTGGGCGTAGCCCCAGATACCACCGCCGCCATCAAGGTGGATACGAATGGTGTGATGTTCGGAGATGCAACAACGCAGACTACTGCCTACATCCCATCTAATGTTGCCCTTACGGGCGGCACAATCAACGGTTCGACCATCACTATTGACGGCGGAACATACTAACAATGCCAATCAGACTCAAAAGAGGCACTACCGTGCCAACAGCCGCAAACCTCGTCACGGGCGAGGTGGCTATCAACACAACCAACGGCTTTGCTTACACAAAGACCGATGGTGGTAGCGTGGTTCAAATCGGTGCTACGACAGACTTGTCGGGCTACGCCCCGCTCAATTCGCCAGCCCTTACGGGAGTTCCAACAGCACCAACTGCTACGGTAGGCACAAGCACCAGCCAGATAGCCACCACTAACTTTGTCCAGACTGCTGTCGCTGGTGCGTCTGTTTCAGCCGCCCAGACGCTCATTACGGAAGTCCGCAATACGACTGGGGCTACTCTTGCAAAGGGGACGGTCGTCTATGTCTCTGGTGCTGGGGCTAACAAGCCTCTGGCAATCAAGGCACAAGCGAACTTGGAGGCTACATCAGCCTTCACGCTCGGTCTCGTTCAGACCGACATTCTGAACAACTCAAATGGTTTCGTGGTCACAAGCGGAGCCATCACGGGGCTGAACACACAGGCGTTCACCGAAGGAACCCTGCTTTACCTTTCTCCGACTGTTGCTGGTGCGTTCACATCGACCAAACCATCAGCACCAGACCAACTGGTATTTCTTGGTATCGTCACGACATCAAGCACAAGCCAAGGTGCTATCGAGGTATCCATACAAAATGGGTATGAATTGGACGAACTTCACGATGTCCTAATCGGCACAAAAGCGGACAAAGACCTGCTGGCTTACGAGTCGGCTACTGGTCTTTTCAAGAACAAGTCAGCCGCTACGCTCGGCATCGCCGAACTTGCTGGTGCTACATTTCTCGGGAAGGTAATCACGCCCGCATCGACCACTACGAATGCTGGGTTCAACATCGGTGCTGGCTCTGCACCTACAAGCCCTGTTGCGGGCGACATCTGGATGCAGACGGCGGGCAACTACCTTTATTACCGTGCCCCCGCTGGCGTGACATACACGCTGGCGATGCAACAGTTCTCAAATACATTCTCCGCTCCTCAAATCATTGATACCACAAGCAACACGCTTGCTGGTCTCCGAGTGACGCAAAAGGGCACACAGCCCGCTATCGTTGTCGAGGACTCCCTCAACCCAGATACGACAGCGTTTGTCGTAGATGCCAATGGTAATGTCGGTGTCGGGGTAAACCCAGCAACTTGGACTGCTGTAAACAAGATAGAGGTTATCGGAGGCATAACAACGACTGGCGGAAGGTCGATACTTACCCCAGCGGACTTGAACACGCCAAGCCTCAATCTTGGTGCGACATCAATCAATTCAAGCCCAGCGTCAGCCCAGAACGGAGACATTTGGATTACGAATGCCACATCGCCGAAACTGGCTTACAAGACTGGCGGAGTGAACTACTACGCTGTTGTGGCAAACTCCTTCAACACTTTCACGGGAGGTGTTGCTGTCACAGGCTCGTCTGCGAGCCAAGCCCAACTGGCAGTAAGCCAGACTGGAACCGCCCCTGCACTCCAAGTCACAACGACTGGTGCTGGAAACGCCCTTGTTGTCGAGGACTCAACAAGTCCAGACACGACATCATTCATCATCAATGCAGATGGTAATGTAGGTATTGGCGTAGCGACAGGCTTCACCCCTGTCGGGAAACTCGATGTCGCAGGAACCATCACCTGCACGACCGCCGCCGATGGAACCAACTCTACGGTCGCCGCCACTACGGCTTTCGTAAAGTCAGCCATTGTTCCAGCCATCCAGAACTACGATTACGATGCCTCGATACCTTATCAGCCATCGTATGTTCAGAAATGGAACTCGGTCATCCGTATTTCATCGTCATCCAATCAGTCTATCCAACTTCCTACTGATGCTCAATCAGCCGCCCCAGTTGGGACGCAGGTTGTGTTCCTTCAACTGGGTGCTGGACGACTTGATTTCACGCCGACCAATGGCAACACGGTGATGTCATCTGGGGGTAAATACATCACGGCTAACCAATACTCCGTGATGACCGCCATCAAGACGGCATCGAACGAGTGGCTCATTGCTGGCGACCTTAACTTGACATAATGCTCGCAACCATCGGCATCGTAGCACGAGTGAGTTTCCCGCCAGCAGGGACTCTCTTGTCCACATTCTGCCAATCGACATCTGGTAACGATGCGTCTGGCACTTTCTGGACTGGTGCTTGGACATACACGGGTGTGTATGCCGATGGGGTAGGAGGTTCATACAACAGCAGTATCGGCGATAATACTGGCGGGTGCTATTACCCCGCTGGATACAAGATGTCTTACTCCGAGACCCCTTCACAGATTTACTGGACAAACAGTTTCAGCGGTGCTTCTGGATACTACACTTGGCAGATTGCATACAACTGGACGGAAGCCGATGGTATGGGCGGCTCAACAAGCGGAGGAACTGGTGCTACGATTGGCTACTATGGTAGCATCATCGACTCTTACTACGACTCGGTAACAGAGACCGACTACTTCGTGGCTTTCAACGGAGACCAAGGTAGTCCAAATTACTTTGAATACTCAATTACACGGGCTGGCGTTTACATTTCATCACAATGCGTATATGCAGACGCATATGATGCCAATGGGGCTTATTGGAGCGGAAACTGGAACTACGAGACTACACGAGCGGATGGTATGGGCGGAACATACACGACAATCGAGGGTAGCAACATCAACGGATGCTGGTATCCAGATGGTTTTGCTTACGAGCCAAGCACGCAGTCTGACATTTCAATCGCTTGGACTCACGGAACCGACAGCGGAACCTTTGTTTACGGATACTCATACTCGTATTCGCAAGCCAATGGTTCTGGCGGAGTAAATAGCGGTAGTGGAAATTATGTAACGGCTTCCGATAATACGGTCGTCCACTCTTATACGCAAAACGACCCCACTACTGGCTATCCTACCGATTATACTCTCTACTTCCGACTTTCTGACACATCACTTCAAGAAACCGCATACATTGTTGGTGGGACATTGCTTGGAACTGGTTGTGCAAATGTCACATCAATCGATGCGGCTGGAAACAGTTGGATTGTGCAAGCACTTCAATATACATATGCTGACGGAAGCGGTGGTTCTTATTCCGACTATAACATCAACACGATGGAGTGTGGCTGGCTTCCGAATGGATACTACACATACTACTCGTATGGATACCTCTCTTTCAGTTATTATGATGGATACGGAAATTATCCGTCATTCAACTACGGAGATAGCACATCATACAGCATCGCTGATGGTATGAATGGTTCTACGGTCGGTGCAAATACCAACATTTACTACTCGTATGGATACGAGTTCTATTCTTACTATGACTCCGCTGGAAACCAGACCGTCCACTTGAACTTTGACGGTAACAACGGATACTACGAGACCTACTCATAATCTATGACTACAAATAATCAGCCAACATTCCCCGAGGTGAAACTTCCTCTCGGATGGAACGCTCTTATCAATGATGCCAAGAAAACCGCACTCATTTGCGGTGAATACAAGGTTGTCGGCAAAGCCTTCACCATCCTCAAAGTGCTGAACAAGCCTACAAAGGATGAACTGCTCGCCGCCATTGAGACGCTCGGATATACATCGACATTCCCGAGCCAAGTGGTTGCTCCTCCCGCACAGCCTCCCGCTCCTCCGACACAGCCCGCTGGCTGACAAGAAGCAAATGGGACTATGAAGTTGTCCCCAGTATTCACAGCATTGTTCACAGCCGTCTTGCTGACTGGCTGTGCCTTTTGGTCGAAGGATAAACCCAAGGAACTTACCCCGCTACCAGAGCCAGCCACGACCGCAGGTCTGGCAGGTGCGGAGAAGGAACTGGATAAGGCTACGGCAGAGCGTCTGTCCAAGGTCTCTGCAAGCGTAGGGATGTCTTATCTCCTCGCCCAGAAGAACCCACAATCGCTGTCGAACGATGTCCTCATCTCCGAACTCAAACTTGCCAAGACCCTCACGGGCAAGGCAGAGGAACAGGACTGGGTGACGGTCAAGAAGCGTGTCGAGACCGCCATCGGCGGTGGTGACCTTTCAAAACTCTACGAGAAGGAACAGGCGGAGGCTTCCGCACTCCGCAATAAACTCAAAGACGCTGATGCCAAATACGAGGCGGAGAAGGCAAAGAAACAGGCGGAGTTTGATGCCAAACTCTTGGAGCGTGAACAGGAAATCAAGCGTGAGAAGGAGATGCGGGCACTCGAAAAGGAGGAGGCTCGCAAGGACAAGTTTATGTGGCTTGGTGGCTTGCTGTGCCTTATTGCCACGGGTGTATTCATCTTTGGCTCCAAGAAAATCGGTATCGAAATCTTCATCGCTGGCGTTTCCATCGCATCCATCGGGCAGATTTGGGGTAGCCCCTACTTCCCATATGCCATCGGCGTGATGCTCCTGCTGGTCGTAGTAAAAGCGGTGCAGTTGCTGTTCTTTTCCGAGAAGAAATCCTGCCCTACCCCGATGCAACAAGAGCAAAAGGTGGACAAGGACGCAGGTAAGTGAGTCCTCCCCCATCAGCACCAATTGACCACACGGGCATCCCACCCGAGGTCAAGGACGGCGTAATCGCCTCGGTGCTTGGCGGGTTGGCGATGACGGCTCGCATCCTCCTCTCTACCGAACCAGTATCGTTCGGGTTTGTGTGTCGCAGGTTTTTCGCCGCAAGCATCACCGCTATGCTCGTAGGACTCGGGACGAAAGACCACTTCTCATCCACGGGTCTCTGGCTTGCCGTTTCTGGCGGTAGCGGCTACGCCGCACCAGAGGTGACGGACTACCTTCTACGGTATGTGAAAGCCAAGGGTGAGGCAAAACTCGCCGAGGTCAAAGGAGCAAAGAGCAATGGCAAAAGCAAAAACCAAAAAGCCAAGTCCAAAGCCCGCCGTTAAGACGGCTGGTTCTGACAATAACCTTATCTGGGCTGTCCTCGGTCTGGTAGGTGTGGCGGCTCTGTCCGCTGGGTTCACGGCTTGGGCTTGCTCGTATGTGGTCAACTCGTTCCAAGACTCCAACACGATGGCACTTTTGATTACTGACGCTGGACTCAAATCGGACGACAAGAACTTGGAGCGGAACCTTACGACAGCCACCACGACCTTACTCTTTCTGCGGGACATCGGCTTTGCCGTCCTGCTTGGCGTTGGAGGCGTTTTGATTACCCTTGGCATCCGTCAGACCCGCAAAGCGGGTTGACACCCTCAAAAGGTTGTTTGGTTCGTCTGTCGTTGTGTTGTATCAAACTGGCTACCCCAGTTTTTTAACCCCATCAGAGTCGTGTCTGGTGGGGTTTTTCCGTTACTGAAAAAGAAGAGAAACGGTAAAGAGAAGGGGGGCTATCAAGGGGGGAGTTTTTGGAAAAGCAAGCAGTAAAGCCAACCGCTTGTCCACTTTGACTTTCCCCTTACGAATGAAGCCTTCCGCCAGCCTTCTGGATGAGTTTTATAGCATCAGCCATCTCACCCTCCATCACGGCAACGCCGTGGCTCTGGAAGGCTTCTGTGAGGTCAGCCTGTGCCTTCTGGTGACGGAGGAACAGCACCTCGCCAGCATCGTCAGAGGGAGCGATGGCTGTCTTGGAGTGTTCCAAGAGGAACGCCGAGTTCTCGACTTCCTCCGACTTGTAGTGGAGGTCAACGAGGGTTTTCTTGATTTCGTTGAGGCGGTATTCCGCCTCGGCTACGGCGAGGAAAGCCTCCTTGATTAGCGATGTGCTTGGGTAGTTCATTTGCATTGGGAAAGCGTCAACCGCTTGGCTTCACATATTGATGGGCAGGGAAGTGCCGTAGCCGTATTGAAGGTTCTTCTCGGACTCGGCGAGGATGGCGAGACCAAACTTCATCTCCTCGGTGTTGAACTTGGAGGTATTGTCCAGCACGACCTTGCCATCCACCCAACACAGGGCGGCTTCCGTGCGGTATGTCGGATTGTCATTGGGATGACCGTTCCAGACCACCCTGTTGTCCTTGGTAATCCACTTCTGCTGTCCAGCATCCACCACGAAGTGGTGCGACCGCTCAAACGAGAAGATGGGCGTATTGATGCTGACGATGTTGAAGAAGATAACCTTCCCATCGATGCCGACACAGGTGAGCGAGAAGATTGGCTTACCTGCGGACTTGGACATAGCAATCTCGTGGAACTTGAAGATGACGGACTTCAACTCCTGCGGGTTCGCCTCGATGCTGATGATTTCACGGGGAGGCTGGTCGGTCATCGCCCTGCTGTATCGCAGGAAGAAGCCCCTCTGACCGCTCGTGAGAACACGGTCTTTGGGCAGGATGTCCTTGATGGTTTCCATATAATCTTCTTGGCTCATAATCGGTTTGGAACGGCTCATATTGGGTTAGAAGGGGTCGGTCTGTTCCGCCTTGGTTTCATCGGACACATTGGCGTTGGAGGCAAGGGCTTTGAGGCGGTTCTCGTTGATGACGAGACCCACATCAGCATCCTCCTTCTCTTTCACGGAGACGGAGATTTCGTTGAGGCGATAGCCATTCTCCGAGCGGAGTTTGAGCCAGTCTGGGCAGACGAAAGCGGGCGAGCATCCGCAACGGCAACCAGCCTTCTGGTTCCAGCGGAACCCCTTGGGGTTCTCCATCTGGTCGAGGGTCGGGACGAAAGCCAGCATACCGTTGGCGTGGAGGGTCTTGATGACCGCACCGAACTGGGCACGGTATTCAGTCATACGGTCGTCTTGGTCGTCCAGACCACGGGAGGCATACTGGGCAAGGACGCTGTTCTTGGAGGCTTCCTTGTGGGTAATCCAGATGCGGAGGTGGGTGGAGGAGCGGCGGTAGTAGTCGCTACGCTGGCGGAAGTCCGAGGAGACTCGGATGCGTTCGATGACGCACTTGGCTTTGGGATTGTTGAGGCTCTGGCTGACTTCCATATTGATGTCGCCAGTCTTGCCCCAAGAGGGCTGTGACTCCACCTTGGGCATAAGCGAGGGCAAGCCAAGGGCGAGGTCGAGTTCGGGTTGTGCAATCATTGTCGTGTTGTTGGGTTGTTGGGAGATTAGTTCATACCCACGAGGTCATCGTTGGGGTTCACTCGGGTGAAGATTTTGAAAGTGCCGTCCACATTCTTGCGGACTCGGACGAAACCCACGAAGGTGGTCTCGACCGTGAAGCCCGAGACGGTCTCGGACTTGAACATCTCGGCGATGAAGGCGAAGAGTTCGTTGGCGTTGCTGATGGTCTTGTTGTTGCTCATAGTCGTTGGTTGAGTGAGAGGAGTTAAAGGGAAGTGCTTGCGAATGTCAAGCGGCATTTTGAGCGGCGATTTTGGCGACCTGCTCGGGAGACATTTTCTTAACCCAGAAGTATTCGTTGGCGGCTTTCTGGATTTCGACCAAGAGTTTGAAACGGCTCTGCTCGGTGCTGTTCGGATTGAGGTAGTCGTTGCACCACTCCTTGTGAAGAGCGTCAGAACGCTGGGCGATGCGGGCGAGGGTCTGCTTCTTGATTTCGGCGGGGGTCATATG